GTCCTTTTACCTTCGACATTCTGGCACAAAAAGATTTTCTTCTTGCTTTTTGTCTAGGAGAAAGACCTGTCTTTTTAGTAACAGGAGCTTGCAAGTTTCCACCTGTTGCTTTGTTGTATTTTCTACGACCAGAAGCAGTAAGACCACCTGTAGGATCTTTATCCTTCTTAGTCATTGATACACTTTTAGAAGACATAAAAGATGTAAGCTACTTAAAATATAACACCTTTATGCAATCTTTAAACTATTTCTTTTTCTTCTATGTTGATAGGTGATATTTTTTGAACTTGTTTTTTCTCTTTTAAATCTAGCTTTTTCTTTACTACTCATTTCACTTGTAGTCTTTGGAGTCTTACTACTAACTCTCTTTGATGGTCTGCAAGCAGGGTAGGGTCTGCCTTTCTCATTCTTACCTCGGCCACATTTCTT